CGCGGATCGCCGCTGCTTCGGGGGAAAGCGTCGTGGTCGCCGTGTAACGCGGAACGGTATAGCTCTGGCCAGTTGAAGGGTCGGTCCACGTATAATCCCCGCTTGTGCTATACGTCAGCGAAGCGTCAGGCGTGACCTGGTTAACCTGGCCCATTGCGGTGTTGGCGATAGCCGTGGACACGTTCGTGCCCGTTTGTGCGCCAGCGACCTGTTGAGGGTCAGGCGGCGTGGGCGGGCGTGGTTTGCTCATGTGATTTGGTCCCCGGATGGAAATTGTTAGCACGCCAGTCGTCGTCTGTCAGCGTCCAGAATACCCCGTTTTCAGCCCTGCCAAACAGGCGCGGAACGTCCCAGCGCGTAAACCCGTAACGGTTTAGCTGCCTGTGAAGACGCTTGTTGCCCTCACTGTTCCGGGTCAGCACCATCTGGCATCCGACTTCGTCAAAGGCATAGGAAAACAGCTTGTGCAGGATGTCCTGCGTCATCCAGTGCGGGGTCAGGCTTGCGCCGCTGAATTCCATCGTCTCGGCACTCGGGTCCCAACCATGCCAGACCCAGCCAGCAAGGAGTTTACCCTCGTTGTCGATCACGCCTATCGCCTGGCATGGGCCAAACCCATCCGCACATCTGGGGATCAGGCTAGCGACAAAACGCTCCACCGCATCCGAATGGCCGAACAGGAGCTTCATACGACAATCGCCCCCGTCTCATACTGCACGTCAAAGCTCATCAGCTCTGCGTCTGGCTTGGGCGTTATTCCGCTGGTGATCTGCACCTGTGGCGCAAACACAAACCCGGCTTTTGCTATGCTCTGCCAGTTTGATGTCACGCTCAGGGAAGCAGATGCCGCGTCCCACAGGGCTGTATCCCACAGGCCCGTGTCCCATGTGTCCTCAGTCGAATTCGCCACGCTGCCCGGTGCAGCCGGAAACGCCACGCTGAAATCCACACTTCCCGAAACCTGCGCAATAAATGCCCGTGTCGCCCGGAAATTAGCCCGGACGAGGTTGCAGGACTTGATCGCCGCATTCGTGCCAAGCGGGCTGAAATGCCCCGCATACTTGGCCACGTAGATCAACCCGTCATCGGACCCGCCCGTATCGGTCTGGTAAATGACCCCTGTGCCGGTGCCCGTATAATGCACACCCAGCAAAGCAGCCTGCGCCCGGATTTCCCAAGGGGCGCCAGTGTATCGTGCCCAAGCGCCCGTCTCCAGGTTCACCAGAAAACAGGCCTTTTCCACTGACGCGCTAGGGCTGGGCGTCCCGACAAACATCAGGTTCTTTTCGGCTACTTTCAACATGCTCCACGGCAGGCCGGAACGATCCTTAACCGCCACAGTCCAATCCGGCTCAATCGCGCGGCTGATCGCTGAAAGGCTGAGTGCAGCCCGGTCCTTGCTCACCGCTTCCGAAATAGGGACGACGCCCTCAATAGTCGCCACAAGTAGCTCACCGCCTGCCCGCTCTATGGCGTGCTTCCCAAGCGGCTTGGCAATCTCATACCGGCCGACAAGTGCCCATGAGTTCGCACTGTTCGGGTTGTCGCCCTTGTAGACTGCCACTTCGCCAAGCGTGGAGACAATCACGCACAGGTCGTCTACACCGTCCCCGGCATCAAGCGACCATGTGCCCCCGAACAATAACCCGCCACCTTTACCGAATACACCCGCAAGGCTGAACTGCGTCAGGCTTCCGGTCTTCGCACCTGCGGGCAGGTAATAGAAGTTCATGGTGCCGCCCTGAATGAAGAACAGGCGTTCCTTAAAGGCCCAGACATGGCTTAGGGTCGAAGTCGTCAAACTCCCGTGGCTCATCGTGCTGGTAGACCATGACGTGCCGTCATATTCCCTTGGCGTATCCGCGCCATTTACCCCGACAAGAAAATCTCCCCCGGAAGTCTCAAACTGCACGAATGACCAATCCCCACCGGTCAGGCTGCTGACATCGGCGCTGGGCGCACTTGCAGGGTTGGCAACCGTTGTAATGTCGTAAATCGCCGTGCCCGTCGCTGCAAACAGCTTCTCGTTAGGACCGCTTTCGTAAATCCACATTGCGGTGCAGGCACTTGGAAGCGTAGCATATTTGGCGCATCCGCCCCGAACCTTGATCCCTGTCTGGCCAGGTATCCAGTTGTCCAGAACAAGCGCAGCCTGATCGACCGGAGCAGAGAGGTTCGTATTCGTGACCCAGCCGCGCACGGGCGCCGGGAATGTTACCGGGCGCGCACTCCTTGGCGCCGGATACATGGGCGGGCGCTGCGTGGGCTGCATCGCTATTCTCATGGAACAATGTCCTGCGGATAAGCAAAGATCGCATCTCTCGGCATCTGGGCCTTACCAATGCGGTAAATGCGGCTGCCCTTGTCGCGCATTATCAGCTTGGCTAACAGGCGCTCATAAGTGGCCAGATCCTCTGCATAAGGCAGGCCCTTCATTTCCCGCCACTTCCAGATGATACCTAGTTTCAACAGCCGTTCATCAATACGGAACGTGTTCGTGTCTGCCGTAAACTCGCTAATAGGCGTTGAACCGTTCAGGCCCCACAGGTCGGACTGGTAGAAGTATTTGACCTGCACAGCCGAAGCCAGAGGCGGCTTAATGTGGATTTCGCCTGCGTAGATGATCCAGGCATTGATGATGAAATCAAAGCTCTTGATGTCAAGGCCGAGCCATTCATCCCGGTCACTGATTGGTGACAACGGGGTTTCCAGCGACGTAGACCACAATTGCGACTTATCCAGTTGCCGGTCGTAATCGGCAGGCAAGGCAAAGTCTTCGGTGGTCCCGTCGCCGGTAATGACCGCAATCTTGTTCAGGATTTGCCATTCATGGCTGGCCGCAATCATGGCCGCCATTTCGTTAGCAATGTTTGCAAGCTCGATATGCTCGCGGGTTGTCGATCCGTAAACCGCTGCCGGTTTCTCAAGTGCTATGCCTGACGTGCAAGCCTGTTGAAAAACCGTTAGCAGGCTCATGCATTGATCTCCGCAGCACTGGCGACTTCCTCAGCCATCGTCTTGAGCGTGGCAAGTTTAGGATTGCCCTTCACCTTCGTGCCGGATGTCGCCTCGATATACCGGCGAAGATCCCCGGCCGTGTGGCCTATGAACCGGCCTTCGGTGACGACTTCGGCTTTGACAGGCTCATCTGTGCTGGTTTGCGCCTTGCCGCCCATTGCCTCGATCTGCGCACGCAGGGATGCAAGCTGGTCCTGCATCTGTGCATTCTGAGCCGCTAACTTGGTATCCAGTGCGCCTTCACGGGCCTTCATCAGCCAAGTTTCAGCCTTGCCTTTCCACTCGCGCGCACCGGGTCCGAGACGCTGGAGCAATGTGCCATCCAAGCCAGCAAGGGCCTCAATCGAGAACACACGCTGCGCCTTCAGTTCGGCAACCTTGCTGCCGGTAATTCCGGGAAGTTCATCAAGCGGGGTGCCATCAACAAGGATTGACCTGTTTTCAGCGAAGGCAGCGTAATGGCGCGGAAACTGTTCTTTCCAGCTAATCTGCTCGCGGCGCTCCGGGCAGAATGTCTGGTCACTGGCAGGCGCTACAAGCTCTGAGTGCTTGTCGCCCACGTATTTGATGCGGACGAATTCCACGTCCTTGAATTTCGGAATGCCAAGCTGCGCCGTTGCGGCTGCATCCTCGACCGTCTGGGAAAAGAATTCGATGTGAAGGTGTGAGGTATCTTGCATGTCAGGGGTTCCGTCTGAGGGATTGTGAAAGGAAACCGGGGGCAAGGCATAACCCCGCCCCCGGCATTGAGATTAAGCTGTCAGGCCGTCATCCATGAACGGATACTGGATCTCGAATTCGGCAAGACCAGCGGAAGGCGTGCCAATGGCAGACGCACCTTTCGCATTCTTGACCAGGTCGCCAGCGACAATGGCGTCGTCCACGCTGCCCGCAGTTGCGGTGGCATAGGCGTTGCCGTTGTCTGCAAAGCCCGTCAGCACCGCACCCACGGCCTTGCCGTAGATTTGATACCAGCCGTAGCTGGTTGCTGCCGTGTTTGCCGACATCGCAATCGCCACGGGGCCAATCGCATTCGCAGCGAGGAGAGCCGTCGTGTAGTCGTCCTGGTTGAACGTCACCCATGAACCAACAGCGGTTGAGGCAACGCCTGCCAGATAAATAAACTCGCCGGGACCATAGGTCTCGTCCGAGCACTTGAACCGGTCCCCAAGGCGATGCTTGAGGGTGGTCGAGGTTTCCGCAATCGGTTGGCCAATCAGGCCGTTTTCTGCACTTCCGTATGTCATATTATTCTCCTGTTAGATGTGTGACCATTTTTGACGGGTAACAATCAGGGAAATATTAGCCTGAGTGACGCCAAACTGGCGCGCAACATCTTTTTGGTTTTGCCCCAGTGAACAAAGTTCCCGGATCATCAAGACATCTTCAGGGTCCAGCTTTGCGGCTGGGTTGGATTTTCCCTTAAAAGCAGCACCCCGCCCTTTTGCAACCTTGTCAGCCATATTCTCGGCATGAGTGCCAAGAAACAGATGGTCAGTGTTGCAGCAGGACGGGTTGTCGCATGTGTGGCAGACAAATTTGCCATCAGGCACAGGCCCGTGGCGAAATGCGTAAAGCACGCGGTGAACATAAACCATTTTGCCCGAAAGCTTAATTTGGCCATATCCACCGCGCCCTTTTGCGCCAAGCCATTCAATGCATCCCGTCGCCTCGTTAAGGCGAAGGTATTCAGCAAATGGTTTGCGCGGTCTGCCCATTTTCTTACCTATCAGGGTGTTGAGTCGTAAAGCTTTGCCATATGCAAAGGATTCGACATGGTCAGGTTGCCATAAAAACCAATGTGCTGCACGACCGCGTCCTGGTTGATCGGCATTTGCTTGCCGCCAAACTTGACGAAGTTTCTGTCCGGGTGATACCGGAACTTCAGCGCCGACGTGTCGATGAAGTAGCTGACGTTTGACGGCATCGCCGTGCCAATTCCGCCTTCGAGCACAACGTCCACGCTCTTACCGCCGCCGTAATACTTGAGCGACGTGAAGCCCAGCTTGCCAAGACCGTTCTCGTCGTTGATGCGCTGGATGTTCGTGGTTGCTGCTGAATACGTGATGTAATGTTCCGCAGAACACGCAATCAGGTTCGGGCCTTTCTGGCCACGGCTGGAACGGA